AAGCCTCTTTTTGGTGGAAATATAAAAGGAAAACTATTTGAACACTTTGGGCCCATTGTCGATATGGAAGTTAAGGAACAAATAGAACTTGCAATACAAAACTACGAACCAAGAGTTAAAATATTGGATATAAGAACAACTGCAAATGATGATTTAAACACTCTTGAAGTAACAATTGAATTTTTTATTCGTAATCAAACAGACAGAGAGTCAACAACTATATCCTTAGAAAGAATAAGATAATGGCACTTTCAAATAACGTTCTCAATGTAACAGGATTAGATTTTACAACTATTCGTAACAATCTTGAAACCTATATTTCGTCTCAGCCCGATTTTGCAGATTACGATTTTGAAGGCTCCACTATTTCAAATCTTTTAGATTTACTTGCATATAATACATACTACAATTCAATCTATACAAACATGGCTTCCAATGAAATGTTTCTTGACTCTGCACAGGTACGTTCAAATGTTGTGTCGAGGGCAAAGATGTTGGGATATACTCCTTCTTCTGCAAGAGGAGCAACTGCAACAATACAGGTTAATATCACACCTAGAAGCACAACTGATACAATAACGATTGCTAAAAACACACAGTTTACGTCAACAGTTGATGGAATTGACTATAAGTTTGTTACTCCAGAAGCTTTTTCTATTGGTAAGGTTGGAACAGCAACAGTTCACTCTGCAAACATTTCGATTACAGAGGGAGAAAGTCTTACACATAGATTTACTGTAGGCTCTGCAAATACTCGATACATTTTACCCAATGAAAACATAGACTTAACAAGTCTTGCCGTTTCTGTTCAAACAAGTTCCTCCAATACAACAACAATCACACATACAAAAGCAGATGATATCAATGCCGTTTACGCAAACAGTACTATTTACTTTTGTCAGGAAACAGAGGAGCAAGAATATGAATTATTGTTTGGAGATGGAGTTATTGGTAAAGCTCTAACCACAGGAAACATTATTATTGCAGACTATCGAGTATGTCATGGTGAGTTACTTAATGGTGCATCTGTATTTACTGCACCAGCCACTCTTGGTGGAGAAAGTGACTTTACATTTTCAACAAGTGCAGCTGCAACAGCAGGAGCAAATCGAGAGTCGATAGAGGGTATTAAGTTTAATGCACCAAAAAATTATCAAACACAAAATCGTGCAGTCTCTACATCAGATTATGAAAGAATTATTTTAAGAGATTTTCCTGATATTAAATCACTTAGAGTCTTTGGTGGAGAAAACAATAACCCTCCAACATACGGAAAGGTTTATGTTGCAGCCAAACCAGAAACTTCTCTTTATCTTTCACAACAAAGAAAAACTGAAATTGGAGACAGATTAAGAAAGTATAACATCATTGGATTTGAAACTGTTTTTGTTGATGCAACATATCTTTATATCAATCCAGATATTGAAGTTCGTTGGAATAGTGACAACACAACTTTGACAGGACAGCAACTTCGTTCAAATGTTGCAACAACAATTACAGACTTTGAGTCATCAAATCTCGGACAGTTTAATAATACTCGTTTTCGTATATCAAAGTTTCAAAGATTTATTGATGATACTGATGCTTCTATTTTTGGAAACCAGACAAGTATTCGTATAGAGAAAAGATTTACTCCTCTACTTGATCGGCCTTATACCTATACATTGAACTTTAACAATGCATTTGATTTAAGGCATCCACATCCTATGGATGGAATTTATGGAGTTGTTGAAAGTTCTTCCTTTGGATTTGAAAGTGAGGGAGTCACATACAATGCTTTCTTTGATGATGATGGAGAGGGTGATATTCAAATTTACTACACAGAGGGTAATAACAGAATATACTTAAATAAAAAGGCTGGAAGAATAAACTATGATGAAGGCATTATTGTATTAGACACTTTCCTTCCTATCTCTTATGTTGGCTCGTACATAAGAGTGTCTGTCAAACCAAGAAAGACAGATATAAGAGCATCAACAAATGAACTTATGCTCTTTGGAGAAGCAAAAGTGACAATGGTAGATGAAACAACATCAACAATTCTTGGCTCTACCGCAGTTGACACAGAGGGAACAGGTCTTTCTACAGGAGCAACTGAAACAGGTGGAACAATTTTTTCTACGACCACTTCAACGTCAGGGGGAGGAAGCACTACAACAAGTAGTAGTGGTGGCGGTGGTGGTGGCGGTTACTAATGAGTACCGATACAAAAATCTCAAATGTAATTGAGAATCAGTTTCCAGATTTCATAAGAGAAGATGCTCCCCTTCTTGTAAAATTCATAAAAGCATATTATGAATACATGGAGCAAGATGGTAATGTTACTGAAAGATCAAAAAATCTTCTCGATTATCAAGACATAGACCGAACTACATCTGAATACCTTGATTGGTTTAAAAGAGAAGTTCTTGTTGATATACCAAAAAATTTAGTTGGTGATGAACGACTCTTTATGAAGAATGTTCTCGATTTCTATCGTGCAAAGGGAACAGAGCAATCAGTTCAAACTCTTTTTCGTGCATTGTTTGATGATGCAGCTACTGTCTTTTATCCTTCTACACAACTTTTAAAAGTAAGTGATGGTCGTTTTGAGATTATCAATTATGTTCGTGTAGTTCACAGAACAGGAAATGTTGCAGCTCAAGGTGGACAAACCATACTTGGAGAAACAAGTGGAGCTCAAGCAAGAGTTGAGTCAATCACAGAAACTTCTGAAAACGGAGTTGATGTTTTTCGATATGACTTATCAAACATCAATGGTACATTTCGAAATGATGAAATCATATCTTCTGGTATTGATGATTTTACTGCACAGGTTTATACTGCAACAGGCCCACTTGCAAACGTAACAGTTACACAAGGTGGTGCATTTCATAGAGTTGGAGATCGTTTACAATTTACAGACCAAGTTACAGGCTCCTCTGCAAATGGTTCAGTTGAAAAAACAACTGATACTTCTGCGGTACGATTCAGTCTTACAAATGGTGGAAACGGATATACTTCGGGAGCAACTATTTCAATTGTAGGTGGTTCTGGAAAAGAAGCAAGTTTTCGTATTAATGCAGTTGCAAGTGATGGAACAATTGAAGTCAATACAGATACCATTAATAACTTTTCACACGTTGTATTGAATGTTGGAACAAATCGAGCATTTGGACTTGGAGGTGGAAATGCAGCTTCTGGTTCTGTAAATGTAAGAGTTGCAAATGTTCACAGTCATTTAAGTGCAGCTCTCAAGTTTGAAAATTTAACCATTGGTAAAATTACAAGTATCTATCAGGGAAATTTTGGATATGGATATTCAACACTTCCATCAAGTGCAACAATTAAACAAGAAAGTATTGCAGAGTTACAGCAAGAAGCAACTGCAGCTGGTGGTGGAACAGGAACTATTCTTGGAGAAAATGCACAGATAACAATTGAACACGCTCCAGGCTCAATTGAGTCTATTGTTGTAGATGAAAAAGGTACAGGATATTCAAAAGACAGTTTAGTTACACTTAACAACCTTTCCGCAGATAGTGAAACTCCAGCAAGAGGAACAGTTGCTGGAAATGCTAAATCTGCAAATGGTCAGGGAGTTACAATCACAACAGGTGTAATTAGTGAAACAGGGTCATACACAGACACAAGAGGATTTTTATCGTCAGGATTTGTTATTCAAGATAGTGATTATTATCAAGACCTTTCTTATGTAATTAAGAGTACAAAAAATACAAAAGATTATCGACAAGTTATTGAAAAGACCGCACATCCTGCTGGTGTAAAAAGATTTGGACAACTTAAAATTGACAGTTCAAATACATCTATGTCAATTAGTGCAGCCGAAACAATTGAAGCAGTAACTTCTGCATTGATACGAGGACAGGGTGGAGTCTTTGTTGCAAACACAACAAAAATAACATTCTGGTCGAGTGATACACAGTTCTTTACACGATTTGCAAATGTTCCATTTACTGACGTTGGAACTCGTTCTCTTTTATATGGTAATAATACTTTCTTCAATTCTGCAAATATTATCTCTGGAAACACTTGGATTCGTATTGCAACGGCAAATGCTGTTTACGCACCAACACCAAAGGGAAATACAGATTCGAGAGCAATCACAGTCTATGGAAACTCTGCAATGAAAATTAATCCTGTATTTACAGGAAATTCAACAACTGCTAAACTTGCAAATGCAGATTATTTCCATATGATAGACATAAACTATTCATAATGGAGTATAAATAGTGAATAATCTTGGAAAAGAAATATGGCCGTCAATATAGTAACACAGAATTTTTCTATTGAAAATGCAAAAAAGTTTAAAGCTCAACTTGCAGATTCAACCTCATATCTGTATCTTTTTATAGCAAAGATTCATCCATTTGCTGATGAAACAAGTATTCCTGCTGTAACAGACCACGTTGGACTTGTTGAATATGATGTATGGAGAGATATGATTGGATTGAAAAGAATTGCTCCAGGCCGTGTCAGTCATGCAGCTCAAAGACACAATTGGTCGAACAACACTCTTTATGCACAATATGACCACACACATACCGCACTTTATTCAAACAACTATTTTGTTTTAACAAGTGCAAACAATGTTTATAAATGTCTTTTCAATAACGGCGGTGCAAACTCAACAGTACAACCGACAGGAACAGCAACAACAATATTAAACACTTCTGACGGATATCGTTGGAAGTTCATGTACAATATTTCAAGTACAGATATTGATGCCTTTGTTTCAACAAACTATATTCCTGTAAAAACTCTTACTTCTGATGATGGCTCTATTCAATGGGATATACAACAAGCAGCCTCAAATGGGTCGATTGATGTCGTAGATATAACCACAGGTGGTAGCGGATATGTTTCCACAATCAATACAGGATTTGATGCAATTGTTTCAAACAACTCTTTGATCGTAAGTGGAACGGCAACGCATACTCTTACATTAAAAGCAAATGCAAGTGGAACAGATGATATTTACAATGGAAGTGTTCTAAGAATTACAGGAGGTCTTGGAATTGGTCAAGTCAGAGAGATTGTTGATTATGTTGGGTCAACACGAAAAGCCACAGTAAACAATGCATTTACTTTGACACCAAACACAACTTCAGATTATGTTGTCACACCAAAAGTAACAATTACAGGAGATGGAACAGGTGCAACTGCATATAGTAATGTTGTTGCTGGTGCTATCTCTTATGTTAATATGATTGCAACAGGCTCTAATTATTCAACTGCAACAGTTACGATTAGTGCAAACAGTTCTCATGGAACAGGTGCAGTTGCAAAAGCAATGATTCCTCCACCATTGGGCCATGGAAGTGACCCAATCACAGAATTAAATGGAAAAAATTTAATTTTCAACACAACTCTGCAAAGATCAGAGGCAAATACTTTACCGATTGTAAACGATTACAGAAGATTTGGTTTATTAATTAACCCTAAATACCAGAACGGAGTAAGTGCAACAGCAACACGAATTACACAAACAACACGATTAACGTTGACAAGTGTAAGTGCTTCTGGTAGATTTACAGAAGATACCACATTAACAGGTTCATCTTCTGGTGCAACAGGAGCGATTGTAAGATTTGCAAATACTAATGCAGGAAACACGACAGGTGTTCTTCATCTTACAAACACATCTGCAACAGCATTTACGAATGGAGAAACAGTTACTTCTTCTGGAGCAAATGGAGTTATATCAGCAAATACAAAACCTGATCTAAAACCATTTACAGGTAAAGTGTTATATATAGAAAACAGACAAGCAATATCTCGGGCAAAAGACCAAGATGAAGACTTTAAATTAGTCTTTACTTTTTAGGAAGAAAAAATAAATGGGTAGTTCAGTCGCAAACACAAACACATTGAGTACCAACTTTAATGTTGACCCCTATTATGATGACTTTGATGAAACAAAGAATTTTCATAGGATTCTTTTCAGACCTGGCGCAGCTGTGCAGGGTCGTGAACTTACTCAAATGCAAACAATGCTTCAAAACCAAATTGATCGTTTTGGAGAAAAAGTTTTTAATGAAGGTGCAATTGTAAAAGGGTGTGAAGTTAATTACGATCAGCAAGTTGGATTTGTTCGTATTCGTGATAATAATGATGCTGGTGCATCTGTAAATGCAGCTGCATTTGTTGGACTTGACCTTACAGGTGCAACTTCTGGAGTAAAGGCATACGTTATTGATGCGATTACAGGTGCAGAAGCATCTGCACTTGATACAAAAACTCTTTATGTGAAATATACAAGTGCAAGTTCAAACAACACACACAAAATTTTTGTTGGTGATGGTTCAAATGCTGGAGAAAAAATTACTGCAGCTTACACAAACGGAACTGCAACAACTCTTACCTGTAATGTTGTTACACAAGCAAACGCAACAGGATATGGTGCAAGATTGACTGTTGGTGAGGGTGTTATCTTTGCAAAAGACCATTTCATAAGAGTGCCATCACAAGGTGTTGTTGTTGGTAAAAGATCACGTTTTGCAAGTGTTCGTGTTGGATTTGAAATCTTTGAAAATGTTGTTACATCATCAACCGATACAACTTTAACAGACCCAGCAAGTGGTACATTTAACTATACAGCTCCTGGCGCAAATAGATTAAGACTTACTCCAACATTACAAACAAGAAATCTTAGAAGTTCATTCGGTGCAAATACAGACTTTGTTGAATATCTCTCAATACAAAGAGGTGCATTACAGCTTAAACATGATGGTTCAAACTACAATTATATAAGAGACTACGTTGCAAGTAGAGCAAAAGATAATGAAGGAGATTACATTGTTCGTGGACTTGGTGTTCGTGTAAGAGAACATTTAAGAAGTGGAAACAATAGTGGTGTCTTTACGTCAGCACTTCGTGGAAATAACTCACTTCTTGCAATTGGTGTAGAGCCAGGTAAAGCATATGTTCGTGGTTATGACCATGCAATATCAGCAACAAAATTTATCGAAGTTCCAAAAGGAAATTCAGTTGAATCTGTTGATGACTATACACTCTCAACAAACTATGGAAACTATCTTGAAGTTTATGGAGTGAATGGTGGTTGGGATGTAAACAAACATAGTATTGTTTCACTTAGAAGTAATGCAGCCAACAGTTATGTTGCACAATCAGGAACGGCAGGACTTGGTAAAGTTGCAGGAGTTCAGATTGGTACTGCAAGAGCAAGAGCTCTTGAATATAAGTCAGGACAGGTTGGTGCAAATAGTGGATTGTACAATTTATACTTGTATGATATTAAAATGTCCTCACAAAACTTTGCAAATGTTCGTAGTGTATTCCTTGATAACTCAGGAAACTCTTTTGCAAACTCAACTGCTGACGCAGTTCTAACAAACAGTACTGCACAATTAAAAGAAACAGGATTTACAAGAGGTGTCTTTTCAATTGGTTCAAAGGGTGTTAAGAGATTAACTGATTCTTCTGGAACACTTGACCTTGACCATATTTTCCTCAAGAGAGAAAACATTGCAATATCAAATGGTGGTATTGTAACAATAACAGCTGGTGCATCTTTTGGTGGACAATCTTGGACACATGGTACAGGAACTTTAAGTACATCTCAAATTAAAGACAACTATTATCTTGCATTAAATCAGTATGCAAATACACATACATCTGCTCATACAGGAACAGTTGCCGTTAATGGTCGTGCTGTTACAGGTTCGGGAACAGATTTAGATGACGAATACAATGTTGGAGAGTATATTAGATTTGGAGATGTGACAAATCGTATTCTTGAAATTTCAAGTGCAACTGCAATGGTTGTTGCAAATACTTCAGCTGCAAGTGTAAGTGGTAAGAAACACCATAAAGTTCTTCCAGCTGGTTTCAATATTGATTTGACAGGAACAGGTGCAATGGGTGCTAATGCAGCTGCATCTCGTCTTGTTGGTGCATCATCTACAACTTCATTGAAGATTGACCTCAAAGAACATTTCAATACAACAGGAACAGTATCAGCAACATTTACGTCAAAACAAAAACGTACAAATGGTGTTAAGATTTCTAAAACGATTAATAAAAATCGTTATGTTCGTATCAAACTTTCAGATGCAACAACAGGTGTTGATGGGCCTTGGGGATTAGGTCTTGCAGATGTTCATAAGATTACAGAGGTTCGTAAGTTTAGTGCCATTCCAGCTGCATTGACAGGTGGAGTTGATGTTACAGATAACTTTATTCTTGACAATGGACAAAGAGATAACCTCTATGAACACGCACGATTAAAGAAAAGTCCATTTAGACCAATCACTCTTTTAAGTACAGAGTTTTTACTTGTAAAACTTGATTACTTTACACACGATACATCTGCTGGTATTGGTTTCTTTAGTGTTGATAGTTATCCTGTAAATGATACTAATCCAAGCAACACTTCAATTAGAACTCAAGAAATACCTCTCTATGTGTCACCGACAGACGGAAAGGTATTTGACCTCAAGGATTCTATTGATATAAGACCTAGAATTACAGATACCGCAAACTCTGTTACATCTTTAACAAACATTAGTACAAATCCTGCTGACAGTACAGTTATCACTACAATTAGTGCAGGATTGCATTATTCAGCACCAAATGCTTCATATACCTTTGACTATGAATATTATCTTGGTCGTGTTGACCTTGTTATTATTGATAGAAATGGTAAGTTTAGAACTGTTCGTGGAACACCATCAACAGACCCAAGAGCTCCTGCATCTCCTTCTGATGGTATGGTTCTTGCAAGATTAAATATACCGCCATTCCCATCTATTCCTCTCTCTGAAGGATTAAAAATACAGCCAAGACAGAGAAGGGATTTATCTGTTATTACTGAAAGAGTCTCTCACAGAGGATTTAAGATGAGTGACATTGGTGTTCTTGAAGAAAGAATTTCTCGTCTTGAATACTATACCGCACTTTCACTTCTTGAATCAGAAACAAGTGGAAGATTTATCGGAGATAGTGCTGGAAACAACAGATTTAAAAATGGAATTATCACAGATGCATTTACAGGTCATGGTGTTGGAGACCCATCACATCCAGATTATCGTGTATCCGTTGATAGAAAAAGACAAGAGTTAAGACCACCTATAAAACAAGACCATCTGAACTTTGTTTATCATAGTGCAAACAGCACAAACACACAGTTAAAACCAAGAGATGCACGATTAGCTTGTTATATTAGTTCTATAGAAAGTAACACTAATTCTACAGGAAATACATTTACTGCTGGAGAAACAATTACAGGAGCTGGTGGTACAACTGCAAAACTTGATTATCAAGTGAACAATAGACTTTTTGTTTCTGATACATCAGCAGACTTTAATCTAAATGAACGTGTTACAGGTGGTACATCTGGTAAGGTTGCAAAAATACAAAGTATTCAAACACCTGATGATGGAAAACTGATTACTCTAAAATACAAACACTTTAGAGTCATTCAAAATCCTTATGCAACGCACACTCGTAATCTTGCAGGACTTTTCTATAAATGGAAAGGAACTTTGACTCTTGACCCAAATACAGATAGTTGGAAAAGTCAAATTACAAAACCAGATGTAGGATTTTCGTTTCAGTCAGGTTCAACAATTAATAATAATGACAACTACAACGAAGATGACTATGATGCTACTGAGTGGGAAAATTGGTTAGCATCTATTGGTGCTGATTTCCCTAATATGTTAGATACAGGAATAACTGCTGAAGAAGTTAAAAACGCAGTAATACAAGCAGGATTAGACGCAAAAAATAAAAATACACCGCCACCTAATGTACAAAATAATCCTTCTGAACAGCCAGATCATAATACTATACATCAAACTACTCCTACTGTTCAAAGAAAGATGAGACAAAATGTTATCAAAGTAAAAGCAGTTGGAATGAAACCTTCAACTCGACTATATGCTTTCTTTGATGGAGTA